TATACTGTTAAGTATAGATTTGTTTACGCTCTTGAATCTTAGGGCGTAGTCGCATACGCTCGGCACGCTCTAACTTGTCCCTAATCAACTCATGTCGTTGTTCGGGTGTCAGAGTATGCTTACGCAAATACTCAATCTCTCTAAGACTCATGTCTTTTTTATCTATCATTTTGTTCCTTAAAATAAAAAACCCTAGGTGTTTTAAGCCTAGGGTCCTGGGGTTTGTTGTAGTTACTATGTAATTACACGGTGTCTCCCTGGACCCTACGAATTTCTGGTGTGCGATCATTACTCTCATTCGCAAACAGGCACCAATAGGCTGATAGACCTAACTGGGGCATTTGTTTCAGTGAATGTAAGGATAATGTTTGCATCATAGTCTCTATTATAGTTTATTTATCTCTTTGTGTCAATTACTTTTCTGTATTTTGGATAAAATTGTTTGAACACGCTGTCGTTCTGAATTCATGAACTGTTGTGTATTATACAATTGTTTTCTGTCAGTGTCAATGCCTATTCGACCAAATAGGTCTGGGTCCTCTGCCAGTGCTCGACCAAGTGCGGTTCGAATCACTGCCAAGGTGCGCTGATCTGCTGTTGTGTTGGCCAACAACACCAACCAATTGGGGCTGGTTGTGAAACCCCGAATGCCAGACTCTTGTAGTGTGGGTGTATCAGGAAACAACGGATTACGCCGATTGCCAGTCACGGCCAGTACTACAACAGGTTGATCTCGGGCCACTCCCACACCAGTAAACAGCAGATTGATATTGTTGCTGAGTATGTCTGTTAATGCGGCCGCTTCACCCTTATACGGTACATGCGTCATGTTGACGCCGGTGTTGATGCCAAACAATTCGCCAGCGATATGTGTGGCCGCACCGTTGCCACTGCTGCCAAAGAACACCGGCTCTCGGGTGGCCAACAATTTTGACATGGTGTTTACTGTGCTCTTGGCGTTGGTAATCAGAGCCAATTGCACTGTGCCCAAAGTGGCAACAGGTTCAAATTCTGTTAGGCTGTAACCAGCATCAGGCTGTAGACTGTTTACCACCACAGCCAGGCTGTGAATCAACAAAACTGTGTCAGATCCACGACTTTTTGCCACATAATTGGCACCTATGGCGCCACCTGCACCTGCACGGTACTCTACAACATACGTGTTCTGTGTATGTGTGGTTAAAGTTCGTTCTAGCACACGAGCGGCTTGGTCAGCGGCTCCGCCGGGTGCAAAAGGTACCACAATACGAATCGTTTCTGCTTGAGCTGAGCCAAGTAATATGGCCAAAGATAAAATTAAACTTTTCATGATCCTAAATTATAAACCTTGCTGTGCATCTTTTTAAATCCTCGTCTGATGTCTCGAGGATCTTCTTTCCATTTGTCTGGCATGATACGCCAAATGTGTTCTAGTCCTGTTCTCCAAGAATACTTAGCAGGATCATCATCTGGCAGGTTAAAAAACCATTCATCTCTGGGTGTAAAGAACAGGCTGGGTGCCTTGGCCTGATACGGCACCGGATACCAACCAGGATAGATCAAGTAACTGATGCCATCAACACTCAAAAAGTATTGTTTGCCATTGATGTTTCGACTCACAATGTTGCTAGTATCTTCGGTTATGTATGGGCTCAACGGAGTGGCATGGGACATATAGCGTTTAATAATATGGCTTTGTTTGATCACAATCTTGGCCGCGTCTGGACTCCAATAAAACATTTCATCAAAGTCCCAAGGACGATTCAACATCTGCACTTGCCCACTCACAGCAGTATCTACCATGTCCACAAATCGAAAATAGTAATTGCCTTTGACTTCGTTGATGCGTGGCTTGTCAATGCCGTGTACAAAGCCCACACGCTTGCCAGACGCAATCATATCACGCCAGTGAGCTTCACGCAGTTTGATATCTTGCTTGGCCGCATTGTTGGGATTGAGATATCCATTCATATGATATATCCAATCAAACTTGGTCTCTTTGGCAGTAAAGTGATCTAGTGTTTGTTTGGCCAGGTCAATCACAGTGTGTCGTAGATCAGGTTGTTGTATTCTTGCCTGTTCTACTTTGCCTGCGGCCACATTGTAAATTTCTCCATTGAGAAAATTGTAGCGATCCTTGGTTGCCTCGTAGTTCACATAACTGGCAACTTCATCCAGCTTGATACCGTTGTTGATGAAAGAATTTAATACATTGTTGCTGTCTGCGCCGCCACTGAACCAAAGCACAACATAATCATATCGGTCTCTGATCTGCTGTGCCCGTTGACGATACAGTTCGTCCAATGTTTCAACCGGCTCTTGTTTCCAATCATAACTGCTGTATACTGCTTCGTTAAAATCCCAGCGGAGTGGCAAACCAGAACGCTCGTGCTCGTGTGCGGCTTCTAACTTACTGTAGAATTTTTGATCGCCCACACGATAAAATCCAAACTGTTCCATCAGCGCATTAGATCCAACATGGCATCGTTATTGACAAAGTCAGCAGGTCCTAGGTCGTAGAAGGTGTCCATGAACCCGGTAAAGCCCACAGGCCGTCCCATCTCATAGGTAAAGAACTTGGGATCAATCCGGTCCACCATGTGTGCCACACCAGCTTTCCAAACTTCATAAAAACGAGTTTCTGTAAAGTTCTTAAAGAACCACCAGCCCATTTCTGAGTAGAAGTTGTTGGTGCTTTTCATTGTTTGCCAAGTGGTAGGATCGTAGTCTTCGTAGATCAGGGGACGGGCAATCTGTTCGTAGGCATTGCGCTGTGCGGGACTATGGTTGGGCCAACGCATCAAGAACTGTAGGTGTCGTGTATGTGGCAGTTGGAACCAGTTACGAATGGTGTGTGCCTGTTTGATAATCAACTCGGGAATGTCTGGTTGCCAGTAAAAGTATTCGGTGGTCAAGTTGGTGTAAGGGCCTATGGTACCTTGGCTGTGATTGGCCTGTATGTCCAAGAAGTACAGGTACCAACGCCCATCTCGAATACAGATCTTAGGCTTGTCAATGCCGTACAACACACAGATGCTTTTACCCGACTCGGCCAGTTGCTTGTGTCCATCTAGGCCCAAAGGGTCATGTTTGAATGTGTGCTCAGGATGCAGATAGTCTCTAGCGTTCTCTACCCACGACTCATCACCTTTATAGTCAAGAATGTTTTGACTAAAGTCATGCATAGTGATCTTGATATTTGGGTGCGAGACTGCGAGTTTCTGTAATACAGGCTTGGCCGCAAAGTGCCATTCACTCAAGGTATTTTCGGCCTTCATGTTCTTGGCATCGGGTCCAAGATTCTTGTCGCCTTGTGCAGGGTACCGGAACACAACTTCATCAAGATGAATGCCATTGTTGATAAAACTATATAGTACGGTTGTTGAATCGCTGCCGCCCGAGAATTCAAGTCTAATATAATCGTATCGATCTCGTAGTTGCTGAGCCCGCATACGATACAATTCACGCAGACTCGTTTGCGGTTCTACGGTTGTATCTATTCGACTGTATACTTCTCTGTTGAAGTTGAAGTGCGGAAAGTGGCCAGTGGCTGTTGCTTCCAACAAGGCCTGTGGCTTGCTGTAGAATCGTTTATCGCCTACGGTGTAAAAACCTAGTCTGGGATTTTGTTCTAGTGTTTGCATTTGATGTATTTGGTCCGCCTGCCAGGAATCGAACCTGGATTGCAAGATTAGAAGTCATGTGTATTATCCATTATACTACAGGCAGAGACTTTATTCTATGTGTTGTCTTCGCCTTAGGGCCATGCCGGCATAAGTGCCCACAGCCGCTCCCAACAAGGCCGGAATCACAGCCCAGTGGTCTTCGGTATAACTGATCACAGTTATGGTTCCTGTCAGTGTGACCAGCACAGACCAAAAACTGGCATTGACTGATTGGTCGTTTTGCACAGCCTTCAAGAAATACACATAAAGTATGTCGGTTGCAAACACAGCAAAGAATGTGATGATGTATGTTAACATGGTAACCTTGATTGAAATTTGGTGGGCCAAGTAAGAATTGAACTTACACTCAATCGATTATGAGTCGACTGCTTTACCATTAAGCTATTGGCCCCGTAGTGCATTATACACTAACAGCCGTTAGCTGTCAAGCTCTTCTGGGCCTGCCTATGTCTTTAGGCTGTGCGACTGCTGGCTCCGTGGGCTCTATAGTCACTTCTGTGAGTGCCTCTAGCATAGGGCCTGATTCAAAATAGTTGCGAGCATATCCTGCTGTTCGTGTGGTACGGAACTGACACAACCGGTTAGATCCTTTGGGTACCTTGACACCTGGAGCAGGTTTGACCCAAATTTGAATAGTTCTATTGTTGCCTTCTTTCTTAAACCGTGTTTCTAAATCCAGGTAACGCATAGCATCATACAAGTTGTCGGTGAAGCGAAGAATTTTGTAATTGCCTTCTTTGATACTGTCGTCCAGTTTGACAATCTCAACATCCTCGAGGCTTTCGCCTCGTGCATAATAGTTTGCGGCGGCTGCTAACTGTTTCACAATCGCGACTTCTTTTTTAGGACTTTGATTTTCAACTTCTTTTTCTACTGCAGGATAAACTGTGTCATACAGTTTCATGAGATTTTGATAAACTACTTCTTTGTCTAATGCCGGATCAAAGTCTTGTTTGTACTGAGACACATCAATACCAAAGTTTGTTTTAAACCATAAAAGTATGCTCTCAAATTTTAGACCACTGATTTGTCCCAGGGTGTTGCTGGATGTTGTTTTTAAACTCAGCAGGTTCTTTTGTGCTTTTTCAGGCGAGTTGCCATCAATCTTCAGTGTAAGGTCAGCTTTGGTTGAAGTAGCACTTGATGTGCCATCGCAAATGACTTCAATCAAGTTGTTGTTAGGATCTTCACGAGCAACATCACAGGCTGTTCGCACAGTTGGTGCGGTGTTGGCATATTTGATTGCACTGGCAAACAAGGCAACAATATCGGCGCCCAGTGTATTGGTATTCATCTGGCGAATAAAACTCTGTGCAGATGCATTGGGAATCAACGCACTCAAGTTGACACGATCAGACTTTGTACTGGGGTCATCGTACTTGACAACACGCTCCAGCACAAAACGAATGCCTTTGGCTTTTTTTGTTTTGTCATCAATCACAGTTTCAGTATCACTGTGACTGGCCATGGCCAACAACTGGTCGTTGGTGATGGGTTTACCTTGATTCAAGAACTTGGCTGTGACAGCCAAGCCCATGATCAGTTCGTTAAGATGTCCGGCATTGTAGTCTTTGCTTACACCGCCACCCACTGTTTCGCGCCCGGTGTAGTCTGAGCTCTTGAACAAATTACCCGGAGCGATGGTAAAAGTACCTTTTTGTCCTTTAAAGGTCACATTGATTTTTTTAGGTAGTACAAGTCCAAGAAGAGACTGTTTGGCCTGCTGTAATGCAGTTTCCCACTCTTGTACAGAGTCTGGAGTAGCATAGGCTTCTGTTGCGGCAAATCCAAAATTGGCTGTAACGCCGGGATTGAGTGCCAATGGTTGCTTGGCCCGCATCTTGGCCACCAGTACCTCCAAATATTTGGTACCATTACGCTGGTTTACCAGCACACCTGGTGGTAGTCCGTTTTCGTTTAATTGTTCAATAAGGTTGATAAATTCACGCATAGTGTTATTTATCGCCGTTCAATGTCTTCTTCTGTGCAGGCTGTGCCGTACTGTATTTCCACAATTTTACACGGAACTTCGTAGGGGTTTGTCAGTTGATGCCATTGCTCAACCGGCACATGATAGTTCATATGCTCACTTAACAACAGCACTGGTAGTGCATATCCATTGGGCATCATGCCAAACACATCACAAGCGCCATGGCTAATATGCCAATACTCAGCACGATTTGAGTGTCGTTGCATACTCAATGACTGCCCAGGCATGATGGTTAATTCTTTTACTTTGGTTCCTGGTACTTCGTGTAGTACTCTGTAGTACCCCCATGGGCGTTCTGTTTTTGGGGCTTTCCATTCACTCAGTATCCAGCCACTACTGTTGGATTTGGAAAAGCCGCCAATTCCAAAAATAAAGTCGACGCCCGGTACATCCATTTCGGGTATGTTGTTTTCTGTGCGATCGCCTCCATTGGCAAAGATTATTTCTGCATAAGGAAACTGACGCTTGATATTGATTAATAGATTTCTAGCACTACCAATCTCGTCATCGGCAAAACTTTCCACACGGGTAACTGCTCGCATTGCTTGTAATACCGCGGCACGCTCTGCCCAAGGCATAAATGCACGACCCTTCTTTTTCTCAAGCCAAGCATCGCTATTGAGTCCCACAATCAACATGTCGCCAAAGTTTGCGGCTTCTGTCAAATATTGTATATGTCCTTTATGCACAGGGTCAAAGCCACCGGTACAAACTACTATCTTCATGTTTTTGCCCTATAGAAATCTTTGTCTAGCCAAGGATACACTATATCTTCTTGTCTAACATGTCCGTATCTGTTCAAGCTGTCTACTACACTTGGATGCAATAATTTTTTATCAGCTAGATCAAACCAACTGGTGGTACTGGGATCCATTGGCTCTTCTGCTTTGTATACTGCCAAGTATATCCAATCAGTTTCAACATTTTTGTAAAAATATGCATCTCTACAATCAAACCCATTCACGGCCAACATATAAACCAAATTTGAAATGTTATAATTAAAATAAGAATAATTATGTGTTCTAAAGGTCAATCTGTTATAGGCGTAATTGATTGTTTGAGGCAGGGCCATTACCAACATGCCATTGGTATTCATCTGTTTGTTCCAGACCGACAATGTGTGCAGTGGACTTGTAACAAATTGAAAGGTATCGTGTGCCCACACCAAATCCAGTAGCTCTGGCAGTATACCATACTCTTCAAAATTACCTTCTATCCATCTGATATTTTCTATCTCGCGAATCTCTTCATCTACCTTGTTAAGACTGCGATCAACTGCATATACTCGATAATTTCTAGGTTCAGGTGGGTCGTCACGAGTTTCCAAATTGGCCCACCAGACAGCATCTAGTCCTGCACCACACCCCATGTCTCCTATTACAGTGAGGCTATCTAAAAAACTATCATATCCGTAGAGCAAATTTAGTATTTCTAAACTATGGTCGTGGCTTAAATGTGGATTGGCAAATTGTGTCATTTAGTTAATACTTCTAATACTATTTTTTCTTTGAGTTGTTTTAACCTGGGTTCTAGCTGGTGACATGCTTCGGCTATTTCAAAGTCTGTGCCCCAGGCTCGCATATTGTTTAAATGAACTGCCCATTTACCTGCAGAATCCTTGGCTATTTGAACTTCTACAGTATTGTTCATTGGTCGGGCTTTGCAACACATGTCAAACTCTGACAGCAACTCATCGGCACGAACTTTCCAATCCATCACAGTACAACATCCTCCATGCCTGCTGTACGCAATCTAGTCACATGGCCAATCATAAAGTTCTTCGACTCAAGCCCTTTGAGCAAGCCCAGCCATTTGTTGCGTACAAGTGCAACCTCGTTGATGATTGTTTCAAAATCAATCACTTCATCTTCACCATCCACATACTTTTCAGCGTCACGACTTGTCAATGCTCTAGCGTATGCTTCCAGGTACTTTTGAAAATGCTTGCGACGAATTTTCCTCAACTGTATGTTAAGAAAGTTAAGCACCGCTTCAATTTCCTGCAATTGATTAAAGCGGTGTTCGGTGATACCCGGCAAGTTTGCAATGTTCTTTTCAAGGTGTCCCTTGACATTACAATCATACTTTGCCTCTACTAGTTCATTTTCATAGTAGTTGATAAAGTCTGGTATTTCACCTAGATTTTGTACAATCCGGTTATACCACATTGTTAATCTTCGTAGTCGTAGGGTTCTTCTTCGTCTTCATCTCCAGCATACTCTTTGAGAGCTTTTTTAAGACTAGCATCAGTACCACTAAACTCTTTGAGTTCAATGTCGCCCAACAGGTCTACCAAAATACTCATCAAATTGTCTGCGGCTTCTTGACGGTCCTTAACTGGAATATACTGTTTAAGTACAGTATATGTTTCACTCAATACATCAACTTCGATACTCATTTAGGCTTCCTCTTCTATTGTTGCCTCTACAGGGGTTGCAAGCACATGGTGTGGGTTGGCAGTAAAGTCAGCCATTACTTGATCCAATGAACCATCTTCATTTCGTTCCCAGGCCTTGCGGAACTGCTTGATAACCTTGCCATCTGTTAGTGTGTATTTAAGACTATTGCCTTCTTTTGTTAAAAATCCCTTGTTCTCAAACAGGTCAACCAGGCCCGAGTAAGGATTCATTCCTGTTTCATACGGAATCTTTACCTGCACTGATTCAAACGGCTTTGAGTAGCGTGTCTTCATGATCTTGCAAGCGGCACGGATACCTTTGACTTCACTGATCTTGTTGCCATCCTCATCCTCTTTGAGTTTGAGCTTCTTCATGGCAACTACAATTGAGCTGGCATAGATAAAGCCCTGTCCGCCCGAGATCTTGTCGTCGGGATCAAACATATCTTGGCTTGCATATGTGTGATTGGTTGCAACCAGACCAATATTTAAACTACCAAACATGTTCACACAGTTACGAACCAATGCTGTCAAGGCCTTGGGCTTACGACCCATATCACCCTTCATTTCACCTGCTTCAAATTGATTCACATCTGTGGGTGTCAACAACATGCCCAGGCTGTCAATGATGAACAAGACCTTGGGACGCTCTGTGTCCGGAATTGTTTTATATTCTTTAACAAAGTCGCTGATAACTTTGGCAACATCATCAATCATGGCCATGTTGAGTTTCAACATCTTGCCTTCGTCTGTGTCCACGCCTAAGGCATGTAACCATGCTTCATCCAGTGCGTTTTCAGTGTCAATCAAGATTGGATAGATGCCTTGCTTCTGTGCATTGGCAACAAGATTACCGCTACAGATAAACGATTTACCTGCGCCGCTCTCGCCGGCAAACACAGTGACCTTGCCCATTGGGATACCCTTGGTAAAGTCTCCGCTGATGAGATAGTTCAGTGCGTAATTGTTTGTGCTGATCCAATCTGTTGGGTCATTGAAACCAACCGAAATTCCATCAATTGCTTTGGTAATGTTTTTTCTAAATTTGCTTACATCGAATGGTTTTGCCATAATAAATTTCCTTTGATATAGTTTAACATTTTTTTATGTGCTTTGCAAGAACACTTTGTCCGGAACATTGCGTTCTATCAAACTCATAAAATCTTCTAAGTTTTGTGCTTTTGGCGCACAGAAGCCACATCTACAAGAGTCCTTGACACAACGAATAATGGGCATAGACTGAGTGTCTAATTGCTGTTGTACAGTATCAAGGATCTGTTGATATTCTTTTAACCTGCCCAGGGGTTCAACTCGGTTGGTGGTACTAGTCATGCAGTCTTTGTTTGTATATACCGTTCCGTTGCTCTGGTTAACAAATAAAAAGAACCAATTGACACTACAGTACCAATCCCGGAAACCTTGGCGATGCACAAAGGTATCGCGAGATTTCAAATCACCATTGACGCTGAGCTTCCTACCGCCGCAACAAGCGCGGCCTTGTTCAATAACTGGTCGATTGGATAGTTCAGATTTGGTTATCCAATGTACCTTCATGGACTGTTGTTGTGCGCTGTTGTAAGACCAATTGGCTTCGCTGTTATCCAATGCCTTGGCCACATGATCTATGTTGTTGGTTTTACAAAACTCCACCACTGTTTGCGATTGCTCAAACAATTTTGGATTGTTATGCATCATCACAACACATTTGACTCGTCGATTGTGTTGTTTGAGATACATGACATTGTCTAGGTACTGTTGCTGTTGCTTTGGCAGAGCTTCAGCATGATAACTCATCATAAACATGTCAACCAAGGGTACTATCTGTGCCCATCGGTTGGCTCCAACCACACCGTTGGTTGTACAGGTTATGGTTAGATGCCATGCATCTTTGTACTTGGCATATCGATCTCTACAGGCTTCAAGTATCTCCACAATGTCCGGATGAAACAGGCTTTCGCCACCGTACACATTCAACACCACTTTGCGTTGACTGGGTTTTTTGTGTCGCATGTACAAGTCAACATACTCATACATAAAATCAATTGACTGTAGACATTCTGCCACAGGAGGATGTTCGAGACTGTTGTCATGTCCTCCAAACTCTCCTGTGGCACAATACCCACAGTCTAAATTACACCGTTTGGTAACTTCCCAGTCTAGCAAAAAACTAGGAACATTGGCCGGATCAAGTGCAAACGCTATGGAATTTATATCACTCATGGATTTCAATCCGATTGATGTATCGATGCCGTTGTAGCATGGTTGTGACCTGATCTATATTGTCCACACGGCCCAATGGTATTTTTCCATGTGCCAGAGACTTGTTATAAGGATCAATGTTTCTGTCAATTAGCCATTGTTTGAATTTGGTATCCTCAAATGCATCAAAATCCCTGGCTGCCAAACTTGCTTCACCGCTGTAATAATGCGAGTTGACTGATGCTGTATAATCTAGTTCTAAACCATCTTCATACAGATCAAAATATTCTTTGCCCAGTTCTGCATAGTGCAAGAACAAGGTACCTGCAGGAAAAGAGAATTCAAAAAAGTCGTAATCTTCTGGTTCAAACGGAATTCTACGATATTGATCTTTATCAAAATTCAAATACATGTTAACCAACGGAACAGTTTGTTGCTCTACTCTGTGTACATAAAAGTTTAAATTTCTAATGGCTGTTCTAAGTTCTGCATTGGCAATGGTAAACAATCTGGTAGGTCGATCAAATGTTCCTGTCAGCCGTTCAAACACACCATGCAAATAGTTGTAGTACTCTTGCGATTGGTTTGCAATATCGGATCTAATTTCTACAAAGTCTTTGAGATATCGATTAATAGTGGTACAAGAATCCAATAGTACTGTCGCGGCTTCCTCAACAGACATCAGTGTTGAAAACGCATCCTGTTGGTTGATTACAGAATTGCTGTTACACCAACGAAATTCATCGATCCATTTATTTACAAAACAATTGTCATAAAGTGCAATGGAAAAAGACTCCTCCGGAGTGGAGGAGCCTAAAACTACCGACAGTTGCATTACTGTTTTCGACTACGAATCATGGCCAAGATGTCCTCGGCTTTTTGACTTGATGGTTTAGCAACTGGTGCGGCTACCGAAATAGCTTCTGCGGCTTCTGCGGCATCATCTTCCCAAGCAGGAGTTTCAGCCTTGGCCACTGCTGGAGCGGCAACCTTGACTGATGGAGCGGCAACTTCGTCACCTGTGCTACCAGCACCTGCTGACAAACCATATGGCTTGTAGTAGTTGGCCCAACGATCTGGATCGTAAGGCTGTCCATCAACAGATGCTTCAAACATCTCTTTGATGACTTTTAACTCCACATCAGTGGGACGCTTGGGCAAGAAATCACCTAGGTTGTGAAGTCCATACTGCTCAATTGCGGCCGCTTCTACTGCTGTGAGTGCAGACTCTTTGCGTGACCAAGTACTGGTGCTGTAGTCAGCATAACCACCTTTACTGGTCTTCTTAACTGAGAAGTCCAAGCCTGCCGCATAGTCTGTGGGCAAGTTTTCCATTTCTGGATCCATTAGTGCGTTCTTGATCAAGTTGAAGATCTGTGGGCTAATAACAAAGCGACGGATTGGATTCTCCGGAGTCTTGTCATCACCGATTGGGTTGTCACGCACAAAGCCTTGGAACAGATAAGATTTTTTCTTCCAATACTTACGACCCATTTCTTCTAGGTTAGGGTCTTTGAACCAGGTACGCACTTCTGCCAATACCGGGCAAGCGTCTCCATACATTTCAACGCAAGGTACTTGAACAACAACTGGTTTGCTGTCTGATTGACCTTTAACGCCAGCAAATGGCAATTTGATCATCAGGCGTTCAACCCAGAAAAATGAGTTCTTTGGATCTGCGTCGGGGAGGAATCTTACGCGGGCTGTTGTGTTTTCTGGAATGTTCCAGTGTGCGTAAATGGCGTTGTCACCGCCTTGTTGATTACCGGTTTTACGGTTGTCTTGAGATTGCAGTTTTGCGCGAATTTCAGATAAAGTCATGGCCATAATAGTTCTCCTTAAAAATGTGCCTTAATTGTGTGCCTTAATATGTATAATGCACTCTTTGCAGTATACATGTTTATTTATCTCAAGTCAAAAGAAAAGGCAAATTACTTTGCCCATTTTCTTTACCAAATTTTGGTTTTATCGTTTGAGTCCAGCCAAGGAACGGATGAAGTCCAATGGATCAGCACTTTGCATCACGGGCTGTGCAGGTGCCGGGGCGGGAGCAGGAGCAGGTTGTTCAGCAGGTTGTGTTGTACCCAATACTGGCTCTGCACCTGGTTGTGGTTCTGCCTTTTCATCTTGCATCACTGCTTCAATTTGTGGCACCACCGCAGGCATGTTTTGTTTTACCCATTTTAGCACTTCGGGTCGGCAATCGTAATCTTCACCTTTGATATCAGCCATGTTGTGTATGTCATCAAATAATTGGTCATCACCAATCACGCTGTACAGTGCGCTAGTGGCATCTTCGCCATTGACACCAACCAACAGTGGCTTGCCCATTAGTTCAACTAGTTTACGGATTTCTTCTTCTGATTCGGGCATGGCCCAAGTACCTTCTAATATACCATTGGCCCAGGACTCGAATTCTTCTGCCATTGGCGAATTAAGACTTTCTTGTTGTCGCTTGTGTGCTCTGTACACAAATGGTAATGCGGCATCAAAACGCTCATCATACATTTTTTTAACAAAACGCTCACGCAATGCGTCAACATCATATTCATCCTCTATTGCGGATTCTGGCATATAGCTTTCAACAAAATCCAAGTAGTGGCGTGGGCTTCTTAGACGCTTCAGTTGGTTCTTGAGTTCGTTGTATCTGTTAACGGCCGCCTGCGCCATTTCACCTGTCTCGTCATCTAGGTCTGTACGGCGTTTTACTGAACGCACAAAATGACTCATGTTGCCCATTTCAGCAACCATGCCATTCATGCACTCGGCTATTTCATCATTGTGTTCACCACCGTGTGCAACATGTGTGGCCAAGGCGGCCGCACAACCCAAGTGCCGGTGCGGTACTAGGAATCGCTCACCGTGTGGTGTTTCAATAAAGATTTGTTCAATCTTGCGTCCACGAGCTCCATGCTTTTCTTCATCAATATCTGCGCTGTGTACAATTCGTAATTTACATGGGCCAACTTCCATAAAACTGTGTCTTCTGGTTCCATACAGTCTACTTTCAGTTACATTGATTTCATCTTTGCTCACGGTATCATCTGCCTTGGTTTGTTGTTTGATATCTTTGAGTTGCAAATTGCTTTTGGCAACATCTCTAGTGTCAAAGTTCAACATGTTACGCTTGGCAAACTTACGCAAGTTTCTCAAGAAGTCGTACCATGCTTCTTTTTTAGCGTCAGTGTCTTCGTTGTCTTCTTTGATGCTGTCAATGATGTCGCTGCCAAAGTACACTTTCATAGACTTTTCGTCAATCAAGCTGACTGTGACATTGCCCAACACTTCTCCGTCAACATCAAAGTCAAAGTTAAAAAATCTGGCTTGCTCTGGATCTTGGGTGCGTTTGGCTGTGTCATCACCTAGATTTACATTACTAAATCGGCTACGGATCTTGTCAAACAAGTTTTCTGCAATTTTGTCTATTTCTCTCATAATGTTATTTATCTGTATATGGGCCAAAGGTTGTATAGCTGGACACACGGAATGTGCCTGCTGGCACTGGGTTCAGCATGCCGTGCCAAAGCAAGGGCTGTGACCCATCGGGGTTGGGTCCGTTTAACATGATATATCCAGTATTGACTGCTGGCACAAATTTTTTGTATGGATTTACAGGATCTTTAAAATCACTGAAAATTGTACCCAAATTGTCAGCAGGAGATACCCAATATATTTGCATGGTAGACCGCAGTTCACCATCTGTGTGCATGTCTACTGTGAAATTGGGCTCATCGATCCACCACACTGTATTGCCGCGATTTGTCCGTCGACCAAAGTTCACACGACACAGTTCTTCGATTTGTGGCTTTAGCGTTGCTATGTAATCACTGGCTTCCATCAATACAGGGTCTGCTTCGGTGGTCAATGCCCTGCGTAGCCAATCCAATTGCATGTCTTGCTTTTGCCAGGCAGCGGCCATCCAATCCTTGGCCAGTAACTGATCAACCAACTGTTGTGGAAGCAAGTTTTCAACCTGAAACAACCGGTCAGTTATTGGTGTTATTTGCATATTACATGGTCATTATAAATGGCATGGGCTCAATGAACTCATCTAATCCGTCCCTGAGAGTTTGGTCTAACTCAGCATCAAAGCTCTGTAACATTTGTATCATGCGTAATACCAAGATCAGGCTCATGACCAGATCATCAGTTTCTCCAATTTTGGCTTTGAAAGTATTGCCAGTGGCCACAAAAGTCTTTAGTTCACTGATCAAGTTTTTGCTGGCTATGTGCATACGCCGGGTTTCGATCAAGCTCTTCAGCTTGGCACAGGCTGTGAGTTTGCTCTTGTGTGTGGTGTTGAATCCTCTGCGATAGGAACGCACATTGCCCACTTTTTTAGGTTCTGTCAAGAATGTTCCGTGTATGTTTTCTTCACCAATTTCAGCAATGGCAATCAACGATGCTTCACCAATGGTGTTGTTTTCCACGCTGTAGTATATGTCCGTATCAGAACCTGTGACTTCATACAAGTAATCACAGATCTCTTTCATGATGACAATTTGCCTTTGTATTGGTGTTTTGTTGTGCTGCCACTCGCCCACCTGCATCATTGTGGGTATTTCGATTATTTCCAAAGCGGCATAGTCGCCACCGGTGCCCAAGCTGGGATCTAGTCCTACACAATATTGATGTCCTTTGGTAGGCTTCTTGTACCAACGCACTTGACCTTGTCGTTCAACAGGATCTATGCCGGCCATTTCAATCAGGGTGGTGCTGTTGATTAGTGTTTCATCGTAGATCAAGAATTCGCACCCATGTTCGCGCCGGAAACGCTCTTCACCGATGCGACCAATTTCTTCTGTTTTCCATTGTTCGTCACGGTCTGGATGTTCTTGCCAACTGGCCTGAAAGCCTCTGAATCCGTTTATGCCCAGTTCGGTTCGGTTTCCAAATTCATCCACACACTTGTTGGCCTGCTTCCATATCAGGGCAAATTGATCTTCGTCTGAGTTTGGTGTGCTTGTGATAATGGCCTTACCACCAGTGCTCAGTGTGGGTGATATGGATGTCCAGAACTCTTTGGCAATGGTGGGACGCACGAACGCAAACTCATCACAGTACAGTAATGTAATACTCATACCACGACCTGTTGTTTCTGTTGTGGTTTGACTTACAATACGGCTACCATTTTCAAACTCCAAACTGCCTTTGTTGTAACTGGTACAACCTGCACGAATATGGTCCGGACACAGTTCATAGGCATACCGAACTCGTTGCATAATTTCTTGTGCTCCTGTATACTTGTGAGCCGCAATAAGAATTGTTGAGTCAGGAACAAACATGGCATACCATAACAAGTAGCCGGCGGCACTGGTTGATTTGCCTGTTTGTCTGGGCATTAATGCTATACTGAATCTGTGACAGTGATAAGTATCAATAAGACGCTTTTGATATTCAAAAGGGTGATACAACATCTTACCTTTGACGGGGTGTTGTATGTAGAAGTAGTTGTCCATAAAATACTGTGGTCCCGCCACAGGATCTGCACAGCGAGCAAATTCCATGATTTGCTGTTCTGTATAAGACGATTTTTTATGGGGCGTCTTTACTAATTGTTGTTCGTCAAATTTTGCCATTATCTATTACTTATGAGTGACTGCTTACTGCTTAATCAAGATTATCGTCCAATTTCCGTACTGCCCTTGAGCGTTATCAATTGGCAACATGCTATAAAACTAATGTTTCTTAAAAAAGTCCATGTACTTGAAACTTATCCAACTTGGATAGTGCATTCGGAACGCTTGGCTATCAATGTGCCCAGTGTTTGTGTGACCACAGACTATTTCAAATATAAGAAACATGTCAAGTTCAGTCGCTACAACATGTACCTACGTGACCTGTTTGAGTGTCAATACTGTGAAGACATATTCGACTACGAAGACTTGACCATCGATCATGTGGTGCCCAGGGCGGCCGGCGGTAAGACTGCATGGGACAACTGTGTCACCAGTTGCAAGAGTTGTAACCATCACAAAGGTTCCAAGTTGATGCGTCCAAAGAACTTGCCGCATCGCCCAGAATACTACAACCTGGTCAACAAGTGGAAAGACTTGCCTTTCACTGTGAAACAGGAATCGTGGAACAAATACTTGGGTGTTGAAAAACTAGTTGCTTGAGTTACGAAACTTGCGTTCTAATCGAGTCGCAAGTTGTTCTACTCGGTCTTGATCGGCATTGCCGTTTTTGTCCAGCAGGTATGTGGGATTGGGTTCACGCTTGGGACGCTGATCCCCCACGGGTTTTTCACCAGTCAGGTACGGACGACTGAACCACAGCTGAAACCATTCGGGTGTGCCGGGTACAATATGTAATTGTTTTTCTAGTCGTTGTTTTTCCATGCCGGTGATGGAAATGTTTGATCCCACTGGGCTCATAGCCGGCATGTCACGGGCATCTGCTGATGTTGGTGTCATGGTTATTGGGGACAGGTCTTCTAACAGACCGCGGCCCAGTCCGGCCAGGTGTCGTATGGCCAACAACTCATCCTCGGCCATTACAGCATCAGGTATATGATCATGAGAATGATCCTGAGCTGTTATGCGATACTGTTTCATTTCTGTTTTAACTTGATGGGACCAGGTGTATGGTGTGGACTTACTCGATGTACTTCTGGATGTTCTGAACTCTTGTGATCAGTTTCAACGTGATGTATTTCACTGTCTGTGGCTTTCAAGGCCTGTGCCATCATTTTGTTTTCAATTTCGGAGTATGGTCGTGCCCAGTTGTGTACACCAATCCAACTGACTTTGTCCATTTTGACGGGCTTGTCTGAACCATCGGCCATTGCGGCTGCCATCATAACACGATTTAAATTGTAAGTGGGATTCCAACCGCCCTTGTCGCGGAACTTCCACTCACCTTGACTGGCATGTTTGGCGTGGTCGGGCTTTTTGCCCATGGACTCCACAATTATAATTTCGTTGCATTTCATTTTCGAATCAACTTGATCGGTCCCGGTCTATGATACGGGCTTTCTCTATGGGTGTCATCGGGCTCTGAACTACCTTTGGGGCTGAGTTCATAGCCCTTGGTTTTAAAATGCTTGGCAGCAGCCGACAACATGTCGGCTTCTTCTGGAGTGTAAGCAATAGTGACCATTTTAAGACCAGTGGGACCTTTGGTGTCCATGGGATGATCTGGCATGCCGCCTAGTCCTAGGCTAAAGCGATAGGCCTTGTAACCGCTACTGTTGTCCAGTTCAGGCCATATTTCGGCACCGGGAATGGCCGCGGCATGATGATGGTGCATGCCGGGTTTACCAGTAACGCCATCTAGATCTTCTGTGATGATCTCTGTTATTTTCATTTTGTGATTTTAATAGCTTGGTATTCAGCCATTAGTTTTGCACCCAATGCGTCTAAAGGATTGGCACTTTCTAAAGTTTCTTCATGATGACGATGTGTGGCCAGGGGATTGTCACCTTTGGCAGCAGTCTTAGGATGTTGTCCTTTTTGCTTGTGCAGGTCATCGCTGGTATTGGCAAACCCTACAGTTTCTGCGCTGTGCATGCCTTTGACACGCGGACGAGGTGTATTCAACACTTCTTCTGGCTCTTCAACATCAGTATTGCCATATTCTTTGGCTTCCATTGGTTGTGCTGTGACAACTACTTCAGCCTGTTGCCCACTGGCCATGCCTGCCATCTTTAGGATTTGCATCAGTTGGTCAGCGGCTTCGCCATCAGCACTGATATTGATATTCTTGGTACCGTCTGTGCTTTGGCTTGTGTTGATGCTCAGCTTGCCTTGTTGCTGTTGTTGCTGTTGCATGTCTTGTGCCATGCTACCGATTGGGCTCACAATGCCGCAGTTTTCTTTGAGTTTGGCCAACTCTCGGTCGGCTTCTTCCATGTCTTCGCAACAGCATGGCTCACTGTGGCAAGTCGGGCAGGTTTCGCCTTCTTGCACAGGGAATTCTTCACCACCCATGTTGAAATGATCTTTGCCGGCTTCTTTGGCTTTTTCGGCCTTGAAGTGCATGACTCCGGCGCCTTCTTCCATACCATCGTGATAGTGATCCCAGAACTCACGAGGATCATTGAGTAGGCTACTATGTGTATCATGGAAATCATCGTAATCCATGCTTTGAGCGTCAGCAATCAAATCTTGCAAAGTTTCGGGGTTGTGGATGCCATGCCATGGCTCCTCGTCATCTTCATTGAAGCCTACCTGTGATATATTATAATATGGTTCATCACTGGGGTTTGGTACATTATCATTGATCCATGCTTGTGCTTCTTGTTGACTTGTAAAAGGCCCAGCAACTCGTTCTGGATCACCAGTTCTCATTTCATGGTTAACATAAAAACCACTAGCTTCGGCACCTTCTTCCATTTCGTCATCCCAACCGTGCGGATCTTCGTTGGCGCCATCATAGTCGCTGCCAAAGTTGCGATAATCGCCAGCGGCATGTTGGTCCAGACCGTACTGGTTAACTAGATCTTGTACTTCAATGTCATGCAATTCTAATTCGTCACCCAGTGCGTCCCAGCAGTCACAAGTGTTCAGCACCTGCATACCGGCTTCCATTCCCTGTTGGTCAATGGTGCGTGAAGCTTTCATCACAATACCTGCTTGATCAGTCCAGAACTGACCATCATCGCCTTGGTGTGCTTTCTGTGCAAACTTTTGTGCAATGCCTCTCAGCACATCGGCCATGTGCATGTTGCCATCATCGTCATCATCGGATTCGTCAACTTCGTGCTTGCCGTCGTTGCCTTCTTTAACTGTTAGGCCTGCTAGACGGGCCAGCTCGTTTAGTTCTGCGGCTTCTTTCATGCCCATCTTACGGCGCAGATCTGCTTTCATGTCTTCATCACTGCCGTGACCCAACTTGTTTAGTACATGGCCTCCAAATGCTTTTGCTCTGTCCATCATGCTTGGCTTGTTGTCTTGTGGCAGAGGTGCAGGAAACTCTCCGCGCTTTTGTCTGTCGGCTGCCATGCTAAACACAGGACTTTCATCCATGACAGCATCATTTAACTGTTGCTTGTTGAAGCTGTGTACTTCCATGCAGTCACGCAAGAGTTCACTGCAATGACCTGTTTCTTTGAATGTTTGGATGTCGTTTTGCAATTCAGCCAACATCTCTTGTAGTGTGATGTCTTTCTTCTTGATCATTTCGGTGAAGTTGACACCTTCAATCAACAACTTGGCCATGCGAAGACTACTTTCATTGGCCTTGATGGTTTTGCCAATATGGTGGGCACGTTTCACAGTACTCTTGGGTAAATTTTTAGCAGTGGCTCGGCCCAGTCCAGTTTCTTTCTTGGCCTGTGCCATACCGATGGCATAGGGATTCTTTGCGCCTTCTGGCAGGGTTGGTTCGGCATGAGTACCGTGTGCGGCTTTGATACTGCCTTTGAGGCTGGTGATATGATCACGTGAAGGCATGCCTTTTCTTGGGCCACGCTCTAATGTGTCGTGACCATGACGGCCAAAACCTTTTTGCAAAGGATCGTTATGATCAAATTCCCCGCCGCCTTTGATGCGTTTGGCACCTGCATAATCATCGGGTTTGGCACCAGTGTAGTAGTCTAGATCATAGTAATCATCTTCGGCACTACGTGGTTCTTGTGTGTACAATTGGTCTTTGTATTTGGCGTCACGATATTTGGCCGCTTCATCAACTGTGTCAATGTTGCCTTTGCCTTTGACCACTGTGCCTTTGGCGCCTTTGGGTGCTTTGTCTGGCACACGACCAAATGGATCGTTACCAATGTTGGCAGGAGCACTGGCCGCAGGATCTTTCTTAGGACGACCTTTAGGACCTTTTACACGAATAACTTTTTCTTTTTTAGCTGTGCCTTTGGCAGGACGACCACGCTTGGGTGCATCTGCATCATCGGGATCACCTTGGTACTCGGTACCGTATGTGCCTTTGTGTACATAAGATGCTTCTTTCATTGCGGCAAATTGCTCACGCAATTTTTGTTCGACTGTGGTAACACCTTTAAGAATCGATCCCTTGGCTTCTACACTTTCGTAGACTGGCTGAGATTTCTTATTCTCTTGCGGCTCTTGCTTAACTGTTACCTTGTTGAGATTTTCCAAAATTGTATATATACTGCTCATGATTATGTTCCTCGGGGACCTTGTAATTTATTCTTAACGCTGCCAATTGGACTTGTGTTGCTCTGTGCAACATCGTTGGTGGTTTTACCATATGCGGGATCTTTAGCACCACCTACTGTGGTATCAGTACCTTGTACTTCGTACTTGCGTGTATTGGCACTGAGTTCTTTGATCAGGCCAGTTAGACGTTTCGAGCCAACTACGTCTTGTGCGCTGGGGCCACCTAGATCTTCTTTGGTCAACAACGGGCTTTCGTCTTCGTTGCTTTCAACATGTCCCCATACCAATTGTTCATTCAATGCATCAGCCATGGTTTTAACATCAACCCAGGCTGCATTGATACCGGCACGTTCGCCAATCAACTGACGAATCTGCCCGGGGATAGTTGGATAACGTATACCAACATCAAACATGTAGCAATCACACGCACCCTCTTTGGCAAATTCCCAATGTTCTGTGACTGGTAATCTTTTTACTGCTGTGATAGTTTCAACTTGGAAACAGTCCAGTGCGTTTTTGATGCGTTCAAGCACTTCGTCCTTGGGTTCTACGTGTGCCATCTTAATACGGAACTCGTAAACTTTATGAGTTTCGTGAAAGTATGCTGATAAATTTTTCATGTGGGATTGATCCTATATTCTATATTTATGTCCGTTTACTTCTTTTCCTCTGAGCGATTCTTACCCAGGATCTGATCTAGCAGGGCATTACGGTCCAAAACCATGCCTTTGCCGTC